AAGGTTATCATCCGTTTCGCTGAAAAACATAACCCATAAAATGCTAGCTGTACCAAGAACCACCTCCTTAGCCTGTGTAATCTCCCTTACACGGGCTTATTTTTTACGTACAACAAATTGAAATAAAAGGATTTATTTCTGGTCACGTCCACACATTGACCACATCGACAAAAAAAGCCCCTCGACTGAGGGGCTTCCTGTTTCTAATTACATCCACATAATTTGCTGCCCTGACGGCAACGGGTGCGGCCTTACTGCGTGGACTTCTCCCGGCTTCACGATGTATCTCTGTACCGACTCATAAGTGATGAACGTGGCGCTGCAATTCACGTTCTGACACTGGTGATAACGCTCTTTTGTCGTGTCAGTGATATAGCGACTTGTACGCGCATGTGCGGCATGCTGGCATAAAGGACAATGAAACATCGCGAGCACCTCTTCCGGTTTTGTTGATGGTGCCATTTTAGTTAATTTACCCTTATAAAACAAACAGATAAAACAAAACATCACTCATCATCTTCTGTTTCGTACTCCACATCAGAAAGCCTGACCTCAAGCTCTAAGGACGTCGTGAAGCCGCTATTATTCAGAAAATGTGTCACCTTAGTGATTGTCCAGTCCTGCTCGTCTATGACGCGCTTAAAGCCTGATACTTTGACCGGCGTTTCCGTGTAAATATCTGCCCGACCAGTAGCCAGACTGATGGAAAACTCCGCAACGCCCCGTTGCAGCTTATCCCACTTCGCCTGAGCGGCGCGCATGGCCTGCGCTTTCGTGGCATATACCGTGGTCAGGGCAAAAACGTTGTCAGCCTCACCTGCCATGTATTCACCTTCGCGCGCTTCCGGTACTTTTGGCGTTTTCTTCTGCGTGACCGGTTTCGCTTTCGGGTGCTCCAGTGCGCGCAGGTGTTTCTCTTTCTTTTTGCGTTTCAGTTTTACCTTCTGCTTTTGTGGCTTCGGGTCTTTGGTGTGTAACCACTTTGCTGTTACGCCGGTATAGGCTCCACGGTCAGCAATCGCAAAATGATGGCGGTCGCCGTCGCTGCGGGTTATGGTGACCTGCGGGATTTTTTTACCACTGGCCGTCACCCCCTGCCCCGCTTTGAGAAACAACAGTTTTCCCATTTTTACCGAGACCTCACCGCCGTTGCGTTCTGCAAGACGGGTCAGGAATTTCGCATCAGACTCCTGCGACTGGTCGATGTGCGGGATTTTAATTCCGGCCAGTGACGGAGCGACACTGGCTTCCAGCCTGTTACGGGAGGCTATCGCCTCAACAATCGCACCGAGCGTGGTGTCATGCCAGGAGCCTTCACGGCGGGAATTGAGCGTCCCGCGGAAATCTGCACTCCGGGCGCGGATGGTGACCACATCCGGCGCGCCCCGGTGTTCAACCTCATCAACGGTGAATTTCCCTTTGCATACCAGGGCAAAACCTTTCCAGCCGATATACACCGTCAGGACAGCGCCACGAACCGGCAGCCCGACCTGCCCGTCGGCATCGTTCAGTTCAATATCAAGCTGGTCAGCCTCAAAGCCCCGGTTATCCGTCAGGGTCATGCTCATCAGACGGTCGCTGATATTGCCGGTAATATCCCTGCTGTCGAGCATCAGCATGTAATCCGGCGTCAGCGTACTACCTGCATCAAATGTCAGCGCGTCCAGCATTATCCCGCCCCCGTCATACCCGTGAATTTAGTCGCCATACTGCCAGCCTTACCGATGAGCGATTCCGCCTGTTTACCGATATCGCCATAAAGCGCGGCCAGTGATTCATCCACGCGGGTGAGCGACAACGTAAAATCAATTTTCCGGGGTGTGCCGTCTGCAAAGAAAATACTCCCTGTTTCACTCACCCTGCTGATGACATACATGCCGTAAATCATGCCGGTGCCATCCAGCAACGGCCACGCCCGGCCTTCCTCTGCCATCAGCCTGAGCGTGGTCATCGTCAGCTTCCCGCCGGTCAGTTCGGGATAAAGCACGCCGGCAAGCGTCATGTTTTCCTCACCCACACCGAGAAACTGAAAGGCATCCCGTTTACCGATACGGGGATTTGACGGCCAGCGATAATCTGATTCGCGCTGCATGGTCTGGTGTGGCAGCGTCTGGCGCATAAAAACAAACATACCTAACGCGAGCATCATTTTTCGTCACCTCCTTAACCGTCATGCATCATGCTGGCACGGGCGCGCGCACGTTTATCCCGCTCGTATTTTTCGAGCGCATCCTGTAACTGGCGGTCAGGCTGTGTCCCCGGCGCAGTACCACCCGTCAGGCTGATGTGATATTCGTTTTTACTCTGGTCCACATAAGAGCGGCCAGCCGGTGCCGTAACCGGCTGATAAGCCTGATAGCCTGCATAAGAGCTGGTCGCCGGAATATAACCACCGGTGCCATACGTGGCGGCATTAGTCCTTGCGGCGGTCTGGTCAAGTGTGTCTGACTCTTTGTTAATAACACCGAGTTTTTCCAGTACCCAGTCAATACCACTGCGCAGTTTGTTGAACGCATTAAGCGGCAGCATCAACGCGTCAGCCAGTGCCTGCCCGAACATGACGCCCGTGTCACGGCAACGGTTCAGGGTGTCCTGTGTGGCTTTAACCGGGGCAATCAGGTTTTTAAACCACTGCCACGCGGCCTGTAACTTTTCGCCCAGCCAGTCAAACACCGGCTTAAGTGGCGTGAACAGTTCCCCCACCGGCGCAAATGCCGCTTTCAGCCCTTCCACCACACCGCCAAAGAATGCGCTGACAGGCTCCCAGTATTTACGGATAAGCAACGCCCCGGCGACAATGGCGGCCACCACGGCCACAACCGGCCAGCTAATCGCTCCAATGGCGGTCATAACAGCACTGCCAACCGTCGTGAAGATTGCCCCCATTGCGCCTGCTGCCGCGATGATGGCATTGATGCCGGTGATAACCGGCCAGGCTACGAGGCCAATGGCACCGATGACACCAATCATTGCCAGTGCACCACCGACAATGATGCCGATGGTTGACGCCAGTGATTTGTTTTTCTGGATCCAGCCGTCGAGTTTTAACACATACTTTGTGGCCGTCTGCGTGAGCTTACGCAGTGCGCCTTCCTGCTGGTCAAACAGGTCAGTCCCCACCGCCTCATAAGCGGACTGAAACTCCTTAAAGTCACCGCCGAGGTTGTCCTGCATGATATTTACCAGCTCTGCGGTCTTTCCGTCTGAGGCTTTAAACGCAGCGGTCAGTTTGTCCAGCTTTCCGGTTGAGGCGGCAGTCATCAGCACGGCGGCGGCTGAACTGGCCTCCTCCCCGAAAATGGTTTTCATGTATTCAGCCTGCTGGGCAGTACCGAGCCGGTTTTTCTCAAAACTGGCCTGCATTTCTTTCAGAATGGTAAATACTGGTCGGGTGTTTCCCTTACTGTCTGAGGTTTTCACACCAAGCTCTTTGAGTGCATCCCATGCTTTTCCCGTCGGTGCCTGCAGGCGGCTTAACACGGCACGGCTTCCCGTTCCCGCCATTGAGCCTGTGATTTTTGCATCATGCAGCGCCCCGACCATTGCGGCGGTTTCTTCAATGCTGACACCGGCATTTTTTGCCACAGGTGCGGCATAGGTCAGCGCATCGCTCATGCCGTCAAAATCGGCGGCGGTTTTGTTCATCGTCATGGAGAGAACATCCCCGATATGAGCGACCTTATCGTTTGAAAGCTGAAAGGCGGATTTCATCCCCATCAGCAGGGCGGCGTTTTCTTCCATCGTGCGACGGTTCGCCAGCGCCATATTCAGCGTGACCGGCGTTGCCGCCTGAATGGCATCAACATCCCCACCGGCTTTCGCAATAATAATCTGCGCACCAGCTGCATCATCTGCCGAGGCTGCGGTATTGTCGCCGAGCTGACGCGCCTGCTTGCGTAGTGCAGCCATTTCGGCGGAGTCTTTTACCACTCCGAGCACGGCCTGCAATTCTGAGTTTTTCTGCGCAAACTCATAACCGGGCATCAGCAGCTTAACTCCGGCCATCGTTCCCGCCGCCGCAATCCCCACACCGGCAGCGCCCACCGAGGCCATATTTCCGGCCAGTTCCTTTCCGGCCTGATAACGCTGTTTTACTGCGTTAAGTTTTGCCTGTTGTGCACTGACACGCGCCAGCGCGTCGCGCTGACGGTTAAGCTGTGCGGTGGTTTCACTGATACGGTTTTTCAGTCCCTGCTCATCATGTGCAAGATTGCGGGTATTAATTCCCACAGCGGCCAGTTCCCGCTGCTGGCGTTTAACGGAATCTGTCAGGCGGTTATATTTCGCCTGTAAGTCCTCCGCCGCACGCTTTGCGGATTCCAGCACTTTCGCCTGAGCACGGGTCGGACGTTCGGTGTTTTTAAACTGTGTGGCAAGGGCTTCGGCCTCCTGCCGTGCCTTTTCAAGTGCATGACCAGTCACGGCGAGCTGTGCACTGGTCTTGCGGAATCCCTCAATACGGGATGCCTGACCGTTCAGCTCGCGCAGTGATTTTTGTGTTTCCCGGATATCCCCCGACAGCGATTTGCTCGCTGTGCGGATGGATTTAAACGGGCGGGATGCCTGGTCAACAGCCCTGAGCAATACCTGTAATTTTACATTGTTACTCATTCGTGTTTCCGCTTCGCCGGAGCGCCTTTTCGCGCCATGTGATGAGTTCGGTCAGGCTCATGGGATACAGTTCTGATGGCGGCCAGTGAAATATCACTGCCACATCCGCCATCAGGTCATCGACCGAGAGATTTTTCGGAAACGTCACTGCACCGAGTTCGGCGACAAAAAACCGACCACCTTACCGGCCAGCGCCACAAGGTCAGGCAGTTCCAGCGCGGCGACTTCCTGCTCGGTCAGCATCGGTGCCGTCATGCGCGGCAGCACCTTAATCAGTGCATCGACTTCAGAGTTCGCGACCGCAGCCAGACTGACACCGCGCAGCGTCCCGGCACTGGGTTTCATCAGCGTGACCTGTTCGATGACCTGCTCACCACGCTTGACCGGATTGTCCAGGGTAATCACATTTTCTTTGTTCATGGTTTTCTCACTTCTGAATCGGGGGTTAACCGGTCAGCCTGGCTGACCGGATGAAAATCACAGGCCGATATTGCGGCGGTGTTGCTCCAGCCGGTCGACGCCGTTCACCTTCTCAATCATGTTGATGGTGTCGATTTCGACCAGCTCCTTACCGTCCATCGTCAGCCGGAAATAGGTGCAGACCACGGAGATTTTCGACTCGGTGTCTTCTCCCTGTTTACCCTCGCCGGTGTCGATTTCTTTCTGACGTCCACGCATGACCACCTCGACGGCCACCGTTTCGCCGGTATCGTCGCGCTGGTAAGAGCCTGCAAAACGAATCGGCACGGCATCCACACCGGTTGCGGCGTAAAGCTCCCAGATAACCGAATCCGGGAAGCCCCCGAGCGACCACTCCATTGACAGCGCATCGTCATCAAGGCCGAGGTCTACCGGTGCGCTGCCGTTCATCCCCGCACCTCGATAGTTTTCGAGCTTACGGGTCAGTTTTGGCAGCGTGACGGACTTTGCAACGCCCTGATAGCTGTAGCCGTTCAGAAAGACGTTCATTAACTTGAGTTTGCGCGGCATTGCCATCGGTCAGGCTCCTTAATTGCTGTTAACCGAGGTGACCAGATTTGCCAGGTATTTATCGGTGATACGCTGGCGCAGGGTCAGGTTTTCAAGAGGAGGCACCGGGGTATAGTCGTAGTCGATATACAGTTTTCCGGCCTTGAGGGTTTCCGCATCGTTGGATTCTTCGCTAAACCAGCAGGTCGCATCCACGATATAGCCGTTTGTTTTCAGCTCACGGAATTTGGCATTGATGCCGTCAACGATGTCACGAATCAGCGTTGCGGTGATGGGCTTGTCCACCGCCCACATGTGCGCCTCAGCCATCGTGTCGGCCAGTACCTGTGCGGTGCGGGTGTAGTTTTCAAAGAGGAACAGCGGGTCATCAGAGCAGGTACGGTTACCCCAGAAGCGGAAACCGTCACGGCGAATCAGTGTTGTGACGCCTGACTCGTTAAGCAGGTCAGCATCGGTGCCGGACTCCTGCAAATCCCAGAATACAGATGCGCTGATGCCGGTAACACCGTTCACCCCGACGTTGGACAGCGTTTTATGCCAGCCCTGCTCCTGGTCGATTTTGGCACGCAGACCCAGCGCACGGGCGGTAGCATACGCGGTGGCGGTGGTACTGGTGACCGTATCCCATGCGAGGAAATCCGGCCAGATGACCATCAGCTCACGCTGGCTGAAATTCTGGCGGTAAGCTTTCACCTCGGAAATGGTTTTACAGCCCCATGCGCTGATATACCCGAAAGCGCGCAACTTCTGACAGACTGATGCCAGTGCAACAGCCACCTCTTTGGTATCCAGTCCCGGTACGCCGAGAATACGCGGTTTAACACCGGTTACCGACTCCGCCGCCAGCAGGGCTTTCAGTCCGGTGTACTGACCGTTTTCGTCGGTGGTGCCGATGATATTGGAAACGGTCTGCGCGAGTTTCGTTTCTTCGTCGTCGCCGGTGCCGTCTTCCACGCGCACAACAACGGTGACCGGTTTTGACTGGTCAGCGATGGCCTGCAACGATGCCGCCAGCGTGCCTTTTTTACCGGCCTTTGCAATTGCGCTCTGCACATTGGTAATCAGCACCGGTTTATTGAGGGGGAAGGTTTCCGCATCCGCATCGCTGGCCGTGCAGACCATGCCGACAATGGCGGTGGATACGGTTGAAATGACGCGGGTGCCGTCGTTAATCTCCAGCACCTGCACGCCGTGATGATAGTCACTCATCCGTTTAACTCCGTGGTTAATGGGTGCAACTATTTTCTGTTGTACAGAGCATGAGACGCTATTTGATCTGTCTGGTCAGTGGATGAAACAACAGATACAGAAAAGGCGGGCAATTCGCCCGCCTGTCCTAGTTTGTACTCACTCATTTTCCGACTGACAATTTACATAGCCAAAACGCTATCAAATCTGACAGTCTGCTTTGAGCGAAAAGCAGACTGTCACGCGTTGAAGTTAATTGTATTACTTAGATAAACACTATCATTTTCCTGACGTTAAGTTGTATCTTTGATAGGATTAAAAAACGTATAGATAGCTTATGCTACTGAGGGAATAAAAATGACGAAAATTAGTGAACGATGGAAGCACAATGGCATTACTGAAGGTTATTGCAATATTTGTGGGAAATATGGCTTGCTCACAAAAGATCATGTTCCTCCAAAGTGCGCCATAACCTTAGGCCCTGTTTTGCAGAAAACAGTTAGCGAATTTTTTGGTATTCAGGAACCAGTTAAACCATTAAATGCTAAAAATGGCTCTTATTTCAGAACCATTTGCAGCCACTGTAACAATAAGGTATTAGGTGGGCTCGATGTTGCAATTGAAAATGTAACAAAGTCCTTTAAAGAACAGTTAAGTCGATATATGAATGGTATGAATGTATATCCATTCATTAGAATACCTTTTGATAGCATATCTTTCACTAAGGCTATGATTGGGCACGTGCTATCAGCAACTTCAGTTGAAGATTGTAAAAAAGAACCCGTAGATAGCCCCTTCTATACACCTTTAAAGGATTATGTTTTGGGTAAAAATTCAAGTTTTGAGGAAACTCATGATATTTACTACTGGTTTTACCCACACAGAATGCACATATCCGCTCAAAGTGTAGCATTTATGAACGAAGGACATGTGGCATTTATTTGTGCTTTACATTTTTTTCCTATCGGTTTTATTATCACAATGAGAAATGAAGGAACATACCCTGCCCACTCTACAAAATTAGAACTTGAAGATAAATTCCTTACATTTAATATGACCTCTATAAATTATGAGTATACGACATTTCCATTTGTAAATCTTAAGGGAAACCAAATGTATGCGATAAGCAACGGTCATACTTGTGTGAGTTATCCAATAATTAAGTGACGGCTAAATCATACAATCTACGCATGTTCACTTTCTACATATACCATCTATAATGTCCGCTGTTGGCACAAAGCAGACGCCCACTCTCACGCGAATGCTTTGCCCTTGACTTGCCAACAACCGTATCGCTTGCTCCGCAACTATGGTTTTTTATTAGAATCTTCGCCACTAAATAAATTATAATAAATTGATTTTATTAGATATCTGTCAGAATCTATATGGTCAGCACGAGTAGCATGCTCTAATGTTTCAAATGCTAGGGTTTGTGCGGCTTCAGCAAAAATTCCAGGCCAACCCTTACTCAGCATCGACAGTCCTTTAAGGACCCTTATCTGAATTTCCCTCATACTGGCACCATCGCGCGCAACAGGTGAGAAAAAGTCTTCAAGTAGATCGTTATTCTGAAGTGGTGCAACATGTACAGAAGGATATTTCACTTCTATTTCATCAGATTTATTCTGCGCGTAAGCGGAAAGTATACGTACACCTCTGCCAATGACATCAATGGCGGTTCCAGGATCGTTCACTGCGGGGGAAAGGGCTCGGCAGGCTATTTCGGCCATGACGCTAAGACAAAATCGGGGGTCCTGAGCAAATGAACGTACATCCGAGACAATAATCGTCTCAAGTAAATCGGTGCTGATTGATGACTCCTGGCCCTGACTCAGGTACAAAACTGGCGTGGACGGATGTATGAAACTGCCCGGCTGCGCCACGAGGTATACATGACGGGGATCATTGGTCAGCAGCTTGCTGAGTTTCACCATATCAACATATTCAACATAGCCAATCTTTTTCGGATAAACTGCAACCGTTCCTTTCGGCTGTTCATTGTTCTCAAGCCATGGATATCCGCCGAGACAGGGATTTCTTGCTCTCGCAATAAATGTTTCGATGGCCGCCTGTTCTACTTTTGCCGTTGTCTCACCAACCCTCCCCAGAGAGGTCAAATGCTGTATCCAGCGAAGCAATGTGATGAGGATTAAGGCAATGACAACCAGTGTTACAATGAATAAAATGACTCTCCCCCTTTCTCCATAAGCTCCCATATTGAGGGCAATAATCCCTACCAGACTGAAGAGAAAAGAACCGATGAAGGTGGCCAGTACATTTTGTGTGGTGACGTCTTCAACAACTAAACGAGTAGCTCTGGGAGTCACATTAGTAGTGGCTGAACCGTAGGCTGTGACCATGATGCTCAGCGAAAATGTGGTCACTGCCAGCATACTCGATGCCAGTATGTTCAGAATGTTATCGACTGCTTCCGCACCAACCTTCACGGAAACCGACTCAGGTATCATTGATTTAAAAAGAATTGATAAAAGGGCCGTTATTATTGCGACAATTGCGAATAACGTTGCCCTGAACCATAGTTTTTTAAATGTCTGCTTCAGCATCCATTTCCAGCGTGAAATCATTCTGCATTCCCTCATATTGCAGCCGGGATAAATAAATGCCGCCTCTGTGGCGGCATGTTGCTGTTAACGAACCAGATGCAGGAAGTGCAGGTGTTTTTCGTACTGGTCCAGTATGTCATTAATCAGCTGTTCCTGATTCCAGCCCATTACATCATAATTTTGGCCGCCCTCTTTGAGATAGACTTCAGCGCGATAATATCGATGTTGTTCACTCTGCTGCTCATCATTATCCAGCGCAGCGAGCGCGAAGGTCGGTGAGTTATACCCGCGAAGCCTCACTTCATATATATAATTCAGCTCGTTGCCCAAATCGACTTCAAGGCGAATACGATCCTCGGCGGCGTCACTGATGTGGCTTATCGTTCCCTGCTTGTTAAGTTCCTCCTGAACCAGCGTCATGGCGGGTTGGATAATGTCGTCCATAAAACGTTTCACAAGAGAGCGCTTCGGCAAATACGCGATATTGCGTAACCTTCTCTGCCAAGGAATTGGGTTACGTGCAGCCGTAGGAGCAATAGTCGCCATGCTAAGGCTTTCACGCTTGGTCAAATCCCGACGCAGGGCTTTTAACAGTCCGTATATGGATATTAATAAGATAACTGAGAAGGGCAATGCACTCGCTATCGTTACGGTTTGCAACGCACTCAGCCCCCCTGCGATCAGCAGGGCAATAGCAACAACGCCCATGAGCAATGCCCAGAAAATTCGCTGCCAGACGGGCGTGTTTGCCACCCCACCTGATGCCAGAGTATCCACAACCATTGCCCCCGAATCAGCAGACGTTACAAAGAAGACGATGACCATCGCCATTGCAATGAATGACAGCACGGAAGAGAACGGGAAATGCTCCAGGAAATTAAACAGGGCAAGCGCAACATCCTGCTGAACGGTATTGGCGAGGTCAGTGGCGCCCTGGTTCATGATGAGATAGATGGCGCTGTTTCCAAACACCGTCATCCACATGAGCGTAAAGCCGGCGGGAACAAACAACACGCCAGTCACGAACTCACGAATTGTCCTGCCGCGGGAAACGCGTGCAATGAACATACCTACAAACGGCGACCATGAAAGCCACCATCCCCAGTATAATAATGTCCAGCCCCCCAGCCAGTTGCTCGACTTGGGTTCATACGCGTAAAGGTTGAACGTTTTACTCACCAGTTCCGACAGATAACCACCCGTATTTTCCACAAATGACTTCAGCAGAAGCACAGTGGGACCCAGGCACAAGACCAGCGCCAGGAGCAACACCGCCAGGCCCAGATTAAGCTCAGACAGGATGCGTATTCCCTTGTCCAGGCCGGACACCACCGAAATCGTCGCTAACCCCGTGATGACCACGATCAAAATGACCTGTACCGTTTCATTGATGGGCACGCCGAAAAGATGGTTCAAACCGGCATTCACCTGCAATACACCGTAACCCAGCGATGTTGCAACGCCAAAGACAGTGCCTATCACGGCGAAGATATCAACCGCGTGGCCTATAGGCCCGTAAATGCGATCGCCGATAATGGGATAGAGCGCAGAACGCAGCGTTAAAGGCAGACCGTGACGGTAACTGAAAAAGGCCAGAATCAGCGCCACGATGGCATAAATTGCCCATGCGTGCAGACCCCAGTGGAAGAACGTCAGGCGCATGGCTTCCTTCGCTGCCGCAACGGTCTCTGGAGTGCCGACAGGTGGCGAAAGATAATGCATCACAGGTTCGGCAACGCCAAAGAACATCAGGCCGATCCCCATCCCTGCCGAAAAAAGCATCGCGAACCAGGAGTGGTAGCTGAAATCAGGCTGCGCATGGTCTGGGCCCAGCTTTATATCACCGTAACGTGAGAGTCCAAGGAACGTGACGCTCAGTAAAATCAGGGCCACAGCAAGTATGTAGAACCAGCTGGCATTCGTGAAGATTTGTTGCTGAAGTAGTTTAAAATTTTTGTCGGCGACATCCGGGAATACGGCGGCAAAGGCGACAAGAAGGAAAATTAGCAAAGCAGATGTAAAGAATACCGCTTTGTTAACCTGGCTTGTAGACTTCTTTGGGGTTGTATCATTTTCACTCATAATCATTTATTCCATTAATTAAATCCGCACTGGATAGAAGGTACTACCTCTCACAGAGTAGCAAAGTTCAACTGGCTATGCGGGATTAATCGGAATGCATGGTGGAATGAGTGCCGATACAAATCATCCTATATTCTAAGGAGTTTTAAGTTACTCAGCCTGCCAATTACTGGGGCATTTAATTTGTATGATCTGTATCAAAGCTGGGATATAAGTTAAGTGAAGTATATTAGGCACGAATTACCAGCGTCTGCTCTTGGCACAGAGCGGACTGTCAGATTAGACTTTACTCTGTGCTATAGGTATGTCAGCTCATACAACTTATTGCGGCATTTCCGGCCATTCAGGATTTGCAGGATCCACACGACTGACCAGAACGCTGTAGCGTTCCCATGCTTCCAGTCGGCTGCGCTCCTCATCTGTTGCCATATTCAGCCTGACAGCGCGCTCCAGCGGCAAAATCACGGATTCAGCTTCGGAAAGTAAAGTTGCCTTTTGTGATTCTGCCAGTTGCTGCTGTTCGTCTGCCGTATAAATCCGCTTAATCACGGCACCATCCTTAAACATCCATTTACCTGAGTCATCAGCACGTCGGTTGGCGGTAATATCAGGAACCTCGACAACGCTAAAACCTTCAGGGTTAAGCGTTGAAGCATCTCTGGTGATGCCGACAATTATATTATTCTCGTCGTAAACAATCTTTATCGTGTCTTCCTGAAAATTACTTACTTCCTCATACCAGTTTTTTCCGTCTTCAGACCATAACCAGATAACATCAAAATTTTTTGTCAGTTGATATTGGGCAACAGTTTTGGGATTACCCGCAGTAATATTTTTTAAATGCTGCATAAATTACACCTGTGCGACGTTATACCATGTGCCATTAATGTATTTTTGTATTGGTCTGAATACTGCCGGATCATCGCCATCAACTTCGCCGACAATGCCAAGCCCTGTAATTACATGGCCTGATTTCTCATACATCACGCCTTTTTGCATGGTCTGAACAACACGCGTACCCAGGCGAACATCTTTCACATAGCGGGAATCAAAATTTCCGTAATCTGATGGGTTAACACGTCCAGTAACACTCAGGCCATGCCCCATTGACACTCCGCCATTGGCGTTATTGATAGTCAGCGGTCTTAAACCGTTCCATGTTCCAAATTTATCGCCAGAGGCCGTCAGCATTAAATATGTGCTGCCGCCATCATTCCTGATAAAGAATCCATAATTGCCATAAGCAATGCGCAGACCATTAGCACTGAGCGATGTAATTTCACCTCTTGAACGAAGACCATAAGCAGAGCTGAGTGATAATTCTTCCTGAGCATCAGTATTACCTGTCGCCCAGCGAATTACCCCGCCCTGTACTGTTTCATGCCAGATAGTGTCTCCTTCTCCACCACGAAACTTTCTGAGATATTTTTTGCCGCCTCTGGTGCCGGAACATAAGGCCGTAGACATATAGGCATTCTGGCTTCCACTATCCTGATTAATAGTTCCAGACATAGAATCGCCGTAACGGTTCCAGTCACGCCGCCAGCCAGGAGCATAGTTGTCCCCGTGGTTAATATAAGTAAATTGCGCGCTTGTAGTGCCCCCACCGCTTGATGTTGTTGGTGTGGTAATACGAATAGTCATTGCAGACTTTATGCCCATTACCTCAATAACAGCGCCAGCAAGATGAATATTGCCACAGCCAGTATCCGTAATGATTTTGTTATTTGCATATGACCAGGAGCCTTTGCACATCCAGTACGGATGATTAAATGCACCACGGGAATCCAGCCATTCAATAAACTGAGCGGTTGTCCAGTTTCCGGCTTCAGTGCTCAAAGCGCCGCTATAAGCACGACAGGCACCGATATTTTTCGTGAAGGTATCCTTTCCCGGAATATCCGCACCGTTCTGATCTTTCTGAAGACGTTTTTCAGCATTGTCATAGGCAGACTTCACCGCCTTTGGCGTTGCAGCCTGCGTTTCAGAATCACTGTTGGTGGCGCTACTGAGCTGGACAAGACCTTTTCGCGCCGTGGTGGCATCCTGTGCAGTGTATTTCCCGTTAGCAAGGTCATATGCTGTCTTAACCGCCTTTGGCGTTGCCGCAAGCGTTTCAGAATCGCTGTTGGTGGCGCTACTGAGCTGAACAAGGCCTTTTCGCGCTGTTGTGGCATCCTGTGCAGTGTATTTCCCGTTAGCAAGGTCATATGCTGCCTTTACCGCTTTCGGCGTTGCGGCGAGCGTTTCAGACGTGCTGTTAGTCGCACTACTGAGCTGAACAAGGCCTTTTCGCGCGGTGGTAGCGTCCTGTGCGGTATATTTCCCGTTAGCAAGGTCATATGCGGCCTTAACCGCTTTCGGAGTTGCAGCCAGTGTTTCAGACGTGCTGTTGGTCGCACTGCTTAACTGAGTAAAACCTTTTGCGGTCAGCGAGGCGTCAGGGTGACGTCGTGACTGTTCATGTTCTGCAATTTTGTCATCAACGTAATCCTGCGTTGCCATCACCGTTGTGGTGTCAATGGTCAGCTCCACTGAGGCCACACTGCTGACGATGATGACCATGCGGCAGGTCTGCGAACGCCCTGAGCCTTCGGCAAGGGCTGGCTTATAACTTTCGGCCATGTTCGCCACGGCAATTAGCGTTCCCGCATCATCGTACAGGCCAAGTTCACGCATCCAGAAACCGCCCACCTCCGGCGGAATAACCAGCTCTGCGATAATATAATTACTGTTTCGTTTGTCCTGGCTGATTTTGTTCAGCGCATGTCGCCAGACTTCATGGATAAGCCCGGTCTGTCCGGCATCCGGGACAGGCAATTTACCACCGCCATCCCCGACGGCCATCGTGGTAATGTTGACCTTCCGCCCTCCCGGTGCGGTTGCCGCTGCCAGCTTTGCTGCACCGGCAGTGGTGATAACGGTTTTGAATTTTGTGCTCATTATTCCTCACTTATCCGGGGTAAACCGTAATTACATCGCCGTCGTAAGCCACACCACCGGCGAACAGGTAGCCGGGAATATCCCGGGTAATGTTCAGGCCAATAAGATGACGGCTTGCAGGTTTGGCATCAGCAATAAGCCGTTCCATTTCCTGATACATTGCCTCTGTGATGCCGCTTTCCAGTACGCCAATATCAAGCCGGAAGGTGCCTGGCGGGTCACTGGTTTCCCACCACTCCGTCACGTTGATGAGATAGCCCAGCGGCTCCACCACACGCCGGATTGCACCTATAGTGCCTTTATGACAGTGGATGAAATAGGCATCGCGAATAACGGCGCGTTTGGTCGCTTCCGGCCACTTTTCATCCCACCTGTCGACCGAAAACGCCCACGCCAGCCACGGCAGCAGATTTGCCGGACAGGTATCCGGGTTCCACAGATCACGAATACTGACCGGCGTTTTTTCAATTTCCGCACAGGCTTTTGCGGCGGCGACTTCAAGCGGTGATGAGCCGGTCGGCAGCAGGCGCGAATCACTCATCCGAGCCTCCGGTCACGACGCGGTATTCGGTACAGAAAGACGCCTGCGTACTGTTGAGCACAATGTCGGCCAGTGGTGCAGCCAGTTCGACACGCTGCACGCCTTCCACATGCAAAGCGGCATAAATGGCAGACAGACGGATGTCGCGCCCCAGCCGGTGCTGTGCCGTGATGTACGCTTCCAGTTTTTTCACGGCGGCAGCGCGGATGGGTTCGCTTTCGGGACCAGGGTAAAGGTAAAGCGTGGCGTTTATCTGGTATTCAACGATGGCGGCAGACTGCACGGTCACGCGGTCGGCTACCGGCCTGACGTCCTCGCCATTAAGGGCGTTACGCACCACCGCCAGCAGGTCTTCGGATGCGACACCGTTATTTTCACGTGACAGCACAGAGATGGTGACGCAGGCCGGAGAAGGACTGGTGACAGAGATATCTGCGACACGCCCGTCGGCACTTCGACCATGATACTGATAGGCCCCCACCGACCCGGCGACGCTTAAACCTTCAAACGCCTGCTGAATACGCAGACGATAATCGGTGTCAGATTCCATCTCGGCCGGTGTCGGCGGGAGGGTCGAATCATCTGCCGGGGTGATAATCAGGCGCGCGGTGTTGTAATTGGCACCAATCACATCAAGGTCATTACCGGCAGCACAGGCCAGCATCACCGCCCGTGCGGCCTCATTCACACGCTGACGCCAGATAAGCTCACGATAAGCATTTTCCTCCAGCAGTTTGACGAGAGGCTCAGATTCAAGCGTCAGGGTACGGGCGACCGCCTCCTGCTGGTCTTCCGGGTAAAGGGAAATCAGTGTCGCCTTGCGTTCGGCAAGAATGGTTTCAAAGTCCAGCTCCTCGACCACATCCGGTGCGGGTAGCTGGTTCAGGTCGATAATCGGCATGGTTTCAACTCACAGGGATGGTTAACGAAAGTGGCTGGCCGGTGTCGTTGTGCTGACCGGTTAACGTGACCGTCATTCGCCCGTCAAAACTGCGCGCCGTGGTGACGGATGACAGGGTGACGCGGGGTTCCCATTTCAGCACTGCCATGTAACAGGCGACCTTAATCTGCAACTCAAGCGCCGGGGTCTGCGGCTGGTCAATCATTGATGCCAGCAACGAGCCGTAATCACGACGCATCACCCGTGAGCCGACCGGTGTGCGCAGGATATCGCCGATACTCTGGCTGATATGCTCAAGGTCAGTGACCGTCAGGCCATCACTGCGATTCATTCCGAGATAACGCGCTGTCATAGAGGACTCCCGGTTGTGCCGCCGCTGTCGCCGGGGTGTTTATGGGTATGCAGTACCTTCCCGTTTGATGAAAGTTCACCGCCGGTGTGTTCAATGTTGCCGCGCATCGTCCCGCCCTTCTGCACTTCCAGCGTGCCGGTAATCAGCTTGTTGGTGCAGACCACCTCCGGTGTGTCCAGGGTGACGCGGGTTGATGCTTTCACCATGACCACCGGCACCGTGGCAGTAACAGAATCAGAAGCCGTCACGCTGGCCGTTTTAATTCCGCTTACCGTGAGTGCACTGGTTTCAGGTTCATACTCAATCACCGCCCCGTCAGGGAAACGGATATGCAGGGCATCCGCCGACGCCGACGGCGCGGGGTTATCGCCGGAATAAATCCCCGGCAGAACGAACGCCGTGTCGAGTTCACCGCCCACGGCCAGAATCAGCACCTGTTCCCCCACGGAAGGTGCCCACCATGTGCGCGAACGACCGGCGCGATGGGTCAGCCACTGAAGCCAGTCGGTGCACATGCCGCCGGTCTGCACACGGCAGCGACCGGCATTAAGGTCGGTTTCGACGATAATGCCAGTGCGAATCATATTGCGTATAAAGCGAAGAATTTCATTGTATTGTGCATTCATTCGATAATAATGATTCTGTACAATCTCGAAGTAAATCACACCACGATTTCTGGTGCACAGAACAACAAGGGACAACAAAATCCATTATGAGTACTTACTTTTTCTCGTCAGAAACAATGAAAGAATTGTTCAAAGATTATCTGGTCTTTTTGAACACGCTGACTCCCGGCACAAACTTTGAATCAAGCAGAAACAAAATAATTGCTCAAGCAATAAACTTCATTTCCGAAAACCCTGAAGATTGGGACAAAAAATCCCAGTACAACATTGCTATGATTGGCGACACCTTTAAAAGTTTCTTAAGAGAAAAGGGAGAAGATAACAACAGCATCAACCTTATATTCACTTGCTTTTTTAGATTTATCATTGAACCAAGCATTCTCTCTCCGGAAATAGAGTCTCACTTTTCACCACTAAGAACCATCAAGGATTTTGCTCTGTATAACTATAATGAATTCGATGAGCGGAGCAGAGCACAGATAGACTTTTCTCTTAGAGAACTGCCATTAGCAATGGTTAAAGAAGTTTTAAGCTCCAGCAATGTTGACACATATAAAAAATACATTGATAGTTTAAACGAAGGGCGTCAATTTTTCGAAAAGTGCGACTCCTTCTTAAAGGAGCAACATGCCAAAATAGAGTCAATCAAAGAGTCATTAAAAGGGTATGAGGTCGCATTTAATTTTGTTGGATTGTTTGAAGGCTTTAATTCACTTGGCAAAAAGAAAGAAAGTGAAATCATGCTATCAAGAATAACTCTTATCATCTTGGCTATAATCATTCCCTCCCCGCTGATATACTATGGAATGCATAAATTACCAGCTCTCGAAACGACAAATGCTGCCACATATTTTATGTCAGCACTACCTTTTGCATCAGTTACATTGATTTTCATGTATTACTTTAGAGTTGTACTGCTAAATCATATATCGTTACGAACTCAGATTATGCAAATAGAACTCAGAAAGAGCCTTTGTCAGTTCATTCAGAGTTATAGCGACTATTCCTCAGAGATAAGGAAAAACAATCCGGAAGCGCTTTCAAAATTCGAAGACGTAGTATTTTCAAACATCATGCTATCCGATGATAAGATACCATCTACATTTGATGGCATTGAGCAAATAGCATCGTTAATCAATTCATTAAAAAATGGAAAGTAATGATAAAAGGCCAATAACTGGCCTTTTATTTATTAACATGAAAATTCAAAATAAATTATGCTAATCAATTGATTTCTATCTTATATTCTCAGATGATTAAAGCTAACGATTCAGGTGAGCCAGGATAATCTCTTCAATCATCTGCACATCCTCACCGGTAAAGCCGAGCAGAGGACGCGCCGGATATTCAATTTTCTTACCGTCTTTCCGGGTTTCTTCCGACAGACCGAACTGATGCACACTGGCTATTTTCGGTGACTTCCCGCCGTAAAACTCCATTGATGCCTGTTCAGGGCTGGCGCGGATATGCAAAAAACGACTGGTGATAAGTTTCGCAAACATTTTTCGCTTAACGCGACCGGTCTTTTTTCTGGCGCTCTGCTGCTGGCGTGGTGCGTAGGGTGTGCCGTCCGGGGCTTTCTGTGCCATCACCCGACGCTGCTGACTCTGACGCAGACGTTTCGCCAGTTCGGCGCTCAGTCGCCGACGCCCTGACGGTGACAGCGACTCAATCAGTCCGGTCAGCCTGTCTTCAAAACGCTTAAACTCATTCATCCCACTTACTCACCAGTTCGCCATTGATATAAAGCTCCATCGGGCGGGTGACCGGCTCCGGCGGCGGAGGTTCCGGGATATTCTTCACATGCAGCGCGCCGTCCACCTCACTGACCAGCGTGCGCTCGGTCAGCATCAGGCTGATGCTGATATCAAAGCTGCTGTCATTGTTGATGTCTGCATAAAACGTGAAGCCCTTTTTCTGGCCTTCGTCGGTGGTCATGATGTCGGGCTGATTTTCCCGCAGCCACGCCAGCACCGGCACGATGAGCAGGTCAAAATCACCGGTAAAGCCGGTCACAATGACATTGAGCGTGTAACGCTTTTCGAACGACAGCGACGTCGCCAGTGTGGAGGCAATACTCCCGTTATCCACGAATATCCGCAGCATATCGGGGTTAGTTTTCAGCACCGTGACGGCATCAGTCAGCGCCCTGCGCAGGCTGTCGGGTTTGAGCATCGTTTTCGTCCTGACAGTGTTTAATCATTTTTACCTGGCTGGCACAGCGTGCCAGCGCGTTCTCAAGCTGCCGGATATCGGCACTTAAATCGCCGTTCTTCTGCGGGTCACTGCCCGGCATCGGGCAAAGGCTCACTTTCGGGCAGGCGTTGGCGACAATCACTGGCGTCAGTGCAGGCCGGACGCTGGTGCAACCGGCGCACAGCATCAGGCAGGTCAGCGCCATACCAGCGGCGGAAATCCTCGTTTTCATTAAGTAACCTCGTGATGGTTTTCTCGCGCAGTGCTTCACGCTTCGCGGCGTTCTCCAGTTCCTGACGCAGTGCCACCTGCGCCAGCTCGTTTTTGTCTGCCCTGGTGAGTGCAACATGAAGCTGATTTTTCAGCATGGTGATGGTCGTCTGCTGCCCGCTGGCGACGCTGTTCGCCCTGTCCAGTGAGGTGCGCAGGCTGGCATTTTCATGCTTCACCAGAAACAGCCCCGGCACCGCCAGTGATAACAACACAACCAGCACAATCATCAGCTTTGACATGGTTCCCGCCCCTCAAAACGCTGACGGCAGGCCGTACGTATCAGCCGGAAGAACACCGACGCCACAAGATAAATCAGCGCGGTAAAAATCCACCCGGCAGCGACCAGCGCGATAAACGTCGCCACCATCACCACCAGAGCCGCCGCCCGTCTGCGCCACGGCACCGGCTGCAAAAACAGCGACGTGACAATCTTCACGGCCAGCGATTCCGGCGGCAGCTCCCGCCCGTAGCGTTCCAGCACATACTCAGTGGCATACACCCCGACACCACCGGTAACCACACAGATAACCGTCGCCAGAATCGCCCAGGCGGCGACAAAATTGACGGCCACGCTCTGCGGGTAAATCAGGGACAGTGCCAGCATCAGCGCCAGCGACACGTTCAGCATCTGTGAAAGGGATAATTTCTTCATGGTGTTTACTCCGTTTAAGCCGGTACGCCGCCAGCGGTACGCCAGACGGTGACCAGTTTTTCCAGTGAATGCTCACGCTGACCGTAACCGGCACCCGGCAGGGACGCCCAGATATTGCGACAGCGTGAAATGGCGCGCTCAATACGTCCCGCCCGGATGTCATCCAGCGCACCGCGTTCGCGGATCAACTGAATGGCGAGTCTGTCCTGTGACAACGGACTGAAATCCGGCAGGGCAAGCTGTTTGCGGTAATGCGGCCAGAACAGGTAAAGCTGCTGATAGCGACCGGAGGCCGTGGATTTTTCACCGCGACGGTTAAACACCTTCGCCGGTCGGCCATGTGCGAACGGGTGGTCACTGTAGTCGGTGAAAATTTCCGGCTTTCCGTCCAGTCCGGTGACTATCACGTCATAGCCCCGGTTTTTCGTCAGCGGATGGTTCGCCGTCCCTTCGGACACGGCCAGCATGTCGAGAAAGGCGGCGATATTCTGATGCGTGTTAATAACCGGCATTACGGTTTCCCCCTGCCCTTAAAGCGGCGCTGAATGGCAATCTCAATCACCTGATAACCGGCGATACCCAGCATGGAGCCGATGCCGCACACCGCAGGCAATGACAGGTCAGGAAACTGCACCAGAACAACACCGGCAACCATCGAGACAAAACCACCGAGCAACATGCGCCCGATAAACAGACGCGGGGTGATGGGTTCACCACCGGCAAGCACCTTGCCGACAACAATCAGCACCCCAATCATGAAAAGCGACAGGACGCTTTTTTCTTCTGCTGTCATGCGTTACTCCCACAGATTGACAGTTTCAGCCACGGGCGCGGTCTGAACGTCGGGCAGTTCGACGGCGGTGCCGTGCGGCAGCACCGCGCCCAGTTCAGCCAGTCCCGGATTTGCGGCGAGCACGGTCTCAACCACGCCCTCAGTGCGCCCGTAATACCGGACACAAATGGCGTCGAGCGTGTCGCCCTGTAGCGCAAAGGTCTTCATCAGATTTGACTCACGATGCAGCGCGGCTTGTCCTGGATGCGCGCCACCGCCCAGCGCATATCCCGCCACAGCTCATCAATGGTGCTGTCAATGCTGTCAGCCTTCTTGTCGCCTTTCGCACTGGCATCCACGCCGCGATAACGCTCATACAGCGACGCGGTCGCCATCGCACACACGGCGCGCTCGTAGTAAAAAACCCTGATGCTTTCACCGTCGATGTCGTCCGCCGGGACGTCCGCCAGACGCGTAAAACCGGCGGCAATTTTCTGTTCGCGGTACTCGTACAGCTCCGCATTTGTTTCCGCCATGCCTGACTTGATGGCCTCACGCAGACGGGCGGGGGCGACAGTCTGCTCAAGGCGCATACGTTCCCGGACGCGCTTCGGGTCGATATCGGGAAAAAAGAACGTGTTTTTAATCACCGGCTCGTCGCCTGCCGGTTGCGGGATGACCACCGTACCCTCACCGGACACGGGAGCCTCCTTTCGCGGAATAATCAGCGTCATCATGACTACCTCTGAAAAGTCGGGCGGTGGACGCCGGTGCAGTGTCAGATGATTCACCCTCACTGACCGGCGTGCCGCCCTGGCGCGGGGCGCATTCGGTTGTTAACTGGCTTTCTTTTTCGGGCGTCCACGTTTTGCCGGTGTCACGCTCCGGGTCTTACGCGGGGTACGGGTGGCCGCTTTTGGCTGCGGCTGCGGCTCCGGCTTCGGTTTCAGCTCCCGCTCCAGTCGTTCAATCTCTTTTTTGACGCCTGCCTGACAGTCGAGCTGTGTCGCACGTTGCAGGTGCGCCAGCGCACCGGCGGCATCACCACCGTCACGCAGAAACAGACCGGTGATTTTGTGCAGCTTTGCGCGCACTTCATCAGGCATGTCAGCAGCGGCAGTCAGTTCAAGGGTCTCCGTCAGCAGGCGGGTATCCACAGACTCACCGGCAGCGTGGGCACGCATGGCCGCAAGCGCGACCTCCTCGGTGAACATGTACGGCGGGGTGCGGCGGTGTTTACCCGGCATGGTCAGACCGTACTTCAGGGCATAACGGGCAATCTCCAGCGCACCGGCAATATCGCCGGTATCCAGACGCCACAGCATGACCGTCATCAGAATGTCATCCTGTGCACCTTTGCCCTGCTCCAGCACGCCGTTCACCCACGGCAACCAGAACGGCAGCAGTTCGCGTTTTTTCGCGGCCTTCAGCTCTTTTGAATAAATCGCTTTCAGTGTGCGCTGGTCTGCGGCGAGCTTAACCAGCATCTGCTCATAGACAGTTGCATGTCGCAGCGGGGCGGCTTCCCGCTGCGCGGTCATCGCTGCCGAGACCCGCATCATGTGGCGCTGTGCGGGACTCGTCATCGGTTACGCTCCCGGCTCTGCGGTCGCTTTAGCCGGTGTGGAGAAGTCACCGACCTTGATTTTTTCCACCAGACAACCGGCGGCGTAGTCTTCCACCACGTAATCAATGTTCATTGACTCGTAGTTCTCCACGCGGTCGAGTTTCGGGTTTTCCACAATCACGCGGCGATGGCTGTCATCCATGTAGTAGATGGACAGGTTTTCCAGCTTCGTGATGAGCATCGCATCCGCCGGGAAGTACGGGACGCGTACCGCCGGCAGGTTACCGATGCGTTTCTGGCTGATGATGACGTCAGCGGCCAGCATCTCGCTGTTGTCCTGCTCCTTGTTGACGATGGGGAAATACTTGTCCGCCAGTAGCTGACGCCCCACAATCACCACAAGGTCAGGGTCTTCCTGATACCACGGCTCAATCAGGTTGTTGGTCGCATCCATCACCAGTGCATCGAGGCTGGCATAATCACCGCCCTTACCCACGCGGATGACCTCAGAGGTCGTGTGACCTTCCTCGTCAGTAACCTTGCTCATCACGCGCGCCGGGGCTTCATTGCGGTATTTCTGCAGCCAGCCGACCGCCACATCCTGCAGCATCTGGTTACTGCTGCGGTCAGAGGTTTCGGCACGCCTCACGCCGTTAAAACCGGCCATGATTAAATCAAGGGACTGGCGTTTGATAATGGCGTTACGGACACGGAGCTGGAAATCCTGATAACGCGCCCACAGGTCAAGCGTTTTGTAGCGGATATAAAAATCGAAGTTAATCTGGTCGCATTCGTACTTGTTTGACGCCAGCTTCGAGAAGTCCTTCGGCTGACGCTCGGTGCCACCGGCGGTGTCTGTGGTGCTGGCGATGGAGCCGGTGACACCAATACCAATTTTTTCCCCTTTCATTTCGCTGACCGGCACAATGTTGATGCGGGTCAGAAAGTCAGAGGACTCCTGCATGGTGTTCATCAGGGTCTGGGTGACCGACGGTTCAACGGTGAATTTTTTCGACACATCACCGGCGTCGATGCCGTTCAGTTCGGCAACACGGGACAGGTAGGCATTAAATTTAAAGCGGGTTTCCTGGCGCATAGTTTTTCCTGAAATTAAGGGTTAATCGTGAAGGTTTTCCCGGACTGGCTGACGCCGGTCAGCAGTTCGTCATCAGGGCGTCACCGCCACCGCCGGTGGCCTTGCTGCGGCGCTGCTGGGTCAGACTTTCGGTGTGGTCGAGACTGTTTTTCAGGCGGCTGAATGCCTGGCTGGTTTCATCCGCCCTGTCAGTCACCTCCTGCTTAAGTGCGGAAAAGGCGGTTTCCATCTCAGCGAGTCGCTGCTCAGTGGCGCTCAGCTTTTCCTGCACATGTTCAGCAACAGCGGTCACCGCTTCATGCACGTCATTCAGACGGGCGTCATCGCTGGCCTGTTTGCGGCCAAAAATGGATTTCACCTTTTCGGTCAGGGCGGTGAACACGGTTTCAGGCAGGTCTTCAAATTCCAGCTCAACAGGCGTTGCCACTGAAATCAGGTTTTCAGGGCTTAATTTGAAGCGGTTCAGGGGGTTGTGTTTTGCCGTGCGGCAGAATTCCAGGTATTCCGTGCCGAGGCTTGCCGGGTCATCGGTGACGGCCAGACCCACCAGATAACATTTGCCGGTGTTGGCAAAGTTCGGCTGAATTTCCATTGAGGTGTAGACCTTCTGCGCGGCCTTGTTCATCGCGATAAGGTCATCGGTCGGGGTGATTTTCGCAAACAGCGCCCATTTGCCTTTCAGCGCCGAATCGTCATCAATCTTTTCGGCCTTCAGTTCGGCCACATCGCCATAACGTTTAAAAATACCGTCAGGCAGGATGCCGCGCAGATGTTCCAGGTTAATGCGGCAACCGTAGACACGCGGGTCAAAGGTTTCGGCCATTTCCTGAATATCCTGCGCACTGATGACACGCCCGTCACAGGTGTCACCCTCAACGCCGATACGAAAGAATTTTGAGACTTTTTTTGCCATTGTCAGGAGTCCTGAATAGTGATTAGAGGAGTCACATGTCGGCATCAGTTTCCCGACGATGCGCATCCTCCGCCATCAGTCCCGGATGGCTTATCACTGACACAACAGCACCTTAGCGAATCGCGGGGCGCGACTCAGTAGCCTTGCCGTGTATTCATCACGGCGAGGTATTCATGACCATCACCACAGACACCACTCTTTTACACGACCCGCGTCGTCAGGCGGCGCTGCTGTACTGGCAGGGGTTTTCCGTGCCGCAGATTGCCGCCATGTTGCAGATGAAACGCCCGACGGTGCAGAGCTGGAAACAGCGCGACGGCTGGGACAGCGTTGCCCCCATCAGCCGTGTCGAAATGAGTCTGGAAGCGCGGCTGACCCAGCTCATCATCAAACCGCAGAAAACCGGCGGTGACTTCAAGGAAATTGACCTGCTCGGACGCCAGATTGAACGACTGGCACGGGTAAACCGCTACAGCCAGACCGGCAACGAGGCAGACCTTAATCCGAACATCGCTAACCGCAACAAAGGCGGGCGGCGCAAACCGAAAAAGAATTTTTTCAGTGACGAGGCTATCGAAAAGCTGGAGCAGATTTTCTTTGAGCAGTCTTTCGAATATCAGTTGCACTGGTATCGCGCCGGGCTTGAGCACCGCATCCGCGGGTAATGACTCCAACTTATTGATAGTGTTTTATGTTCAGATAATGCCCGATGACTTTGTCATGCAGCTCCACCGATTTTGAGAACGACAGTGACTTCCGTCCCAGCCTTG